TGAGCTATATTTAAACACAGAGACATTTTTAAAGGAAAAGGCAGTTTATCATACAATGCTCGAGGTTGTTGAAAAGCCTGATATGGATACAGCGAAGATTTTAGAAAAGTTTGAGGAATCGTGTAATATATCTCTTACCACTGAGCTAGGTTTAGACATGATAAACGATGTCAATAAAGTTATAGAAAACTTAAGCTCGAAAATCAATTATATACCGACAGGCTGGACGTGGCTCGATGAAAAGATTGGAGGTGGGTTTTTACAGGATGGTAGATCACTGTATGTATTTACAGGTGAAACAAATATTGGTAAAAGTATCTTTTTAGGAAATGTAGCTCTCAATATAGCTAAGCAAGGTAAAAACGTACTTTTAATAACGCTTGAAATGCCTGAAATGCTTTATGCTCAAAGAATTGGGTCAAATATGACCAAAATACCGCTAAGTAAATTAAGAACGGAACTACCAACATTTAAGCAAGCTATTGAGGAATATGCAGGCAATCACCCCGGTGCAAAGATTCTTATTAAAGAGTTTCCACCTTCAACTATTACAGTAGGTTTCTTGCAATCATATATTAAAAAATTACGTAACAAGGGGTTAAAGTTTGATGCTATTGTTTTAGATTACGTTAATCTGCTTACCTATCCTGGTGAAGGTAATAGCTATGAAAAAGTAAAAAAGATCACCGAACAACTTAGAGCATTGACATATGTTTTTAATTGTCCAATTATTACAGCCACACAAGTTAATAGAAGTGGATTCGGAGTTGCAGATCCAGGTATGGAAACAATTTCTGAAAGTTCAGGACTCGCAATGACAGCTGACGTTATTATGAGTATTTGGCAGGAAACAACAGATAGAGAACTTGGCGTTATAAAAATGGGTATGATGAAGAATCGATTCGGACAAAACTTTGGTCAGTGTGTTTTACGTATTGACTACTCTACACTTACTTTGACTGAGGATGAACACTTAAATGATACTGAAGCCAGTACAAGTACGATTAACGCACTCGCGGCATTATCCAATTAACATTGATTTAATATACTTTATTGATAATTAGTTATCAATAGTCAATGAAGCACAAAAAGGATAATGTATCACTTACAACATATGAACAGGAGCATCTATTCCTAGCGTTTTGCTCGTTTGTAACGTTAATACATGCAAAAAAATTAAACTTGGCTAATGTTTTTCTTTTAGTGCTTCAAAATAAAAACCTACGCGATTTGTTTAAGGTATATTGTGATGCTAATAATGATTACGCTGTAGTACAGGCCTTTTTATCGTTTGATCCAAGTCTTCATAAAAGTAAATATGTCATGAAATACTTGAATAATAATAAAAAGAAGATTACAATGTAGTAATGGAGACACCATTAACTGATCTTGAGCAGCGGATTTATAATACACATTTAAGAATATCAAGATCCATCAATAATTTACCATATAAGCTTAGAAAAGACTTCAGTAATATCAAAGACGTTGAAATAAACTCTCTTAAAAAACTATCCATTTTTTTTGCTAAGTTTCCACATATAAAGCTCGAAGACTTTGTAATAGCACCGTTTAAGATTTATTCTGATGAAAAGTATTTTGGTCTAGATTACTATACAACACTTAAAGCTACAAAGGCTTATACATTATATCAAAAGCAACTTGAAACAATGGATCCCGATACAGACAGTCAACTAAAAAGTATTATTGATTCATTAAAATTTATTTCAATCTTCAGTACTGAACAAAATATATCTATTGATGATTATATCAAACATCAATCAAATACAACACCATCATACATCTTGCACCTTAAAGAACATAGAATAAATGTTTATACATTATTTGGATTCTCAAGCTTTGAACGACATCTAAGATCATATGACTCAGATCTATTGAAATTTATTCTCGGCGATGATTTTCTAAATAATCTTTCAAGTTTTCGACTCAAATTCTTCACTTCAAAAAAAGCAAAGAAGCTAGTCGAACTTGGATTACAAAAAATAAAAAATAAAAAAACTACTTGACTAAACCAAAATACAACCTATACTAAAGAAAATTAACTATGAGCACCTCATTCACATCATCAATGTTTGATAGCATTAAGTCCGCCCTTACTAAGAATACCGAAAGCGGTAACACTAAGTTTAAGGATTATCTCCGTACTGAAGCAGGAAATACGTATACTGTACGTATTCTTCCTAATGTTAAGGATCCAAACAAGACGTTTCTACATTACTATTCATATGCCTGGAATAGCTTTGCAGATGGTAAATTAATTAATATTATTAGTCCTACTACTTGGGGTCAGCGTGATCCTATTGCCGAGGAAGGCTACCGCATTCGTCGTAATGGTACCGAGGAGGAGAAGGATAAGGCACGTGCACTTAACCGTAAGGAAAATTGGTTGGTTAATGTATATGTAGAAAATGATCCTGTTCGACCTGAAAATAATGGTACTATCAAGGTGCTTCGCTATGGTCGACAGCTTAATAAGATTATTATGGATGCAATCGAGGGTGATGATGCAGCAGATTTTGGTGCTCGTATTTTTGATCTTTCACCTAGTGGATGTAGCTTCCGTATTAAGGTCGAAAAACAAGGTGATTTTCCAACATATGTATCATCAAAGTTTGCCCTACCTAAGGCAGCTGCAGGGTTAAATGAAGATTCTTATGATGAGATTTATAATAATATTCTCGATCTTGAGTCGTATTTAACTACAAAGAGTTATGATGAGCTTAGAGAAATTCTTAGCACCCACTATCACTGTACAGCTGATATTGAAGATAGCGAAGAGGTCAATACACCTGTACCTGTTAAAGTAGTAGGTTCAAAACCTGTTATTGAGCAGACTGCACCTAAAAAAGCTATTCCAGCAAGTCTTGAAGATGATTCTATTGCCGATCTCCTTAAGGGACTTGAAGACTAATGGAAACGTTTAATGATGCAGCTTTAACACCTGATCAGATTAAAATGCTGACCCTTCAATTTATGGGTCAGCATTTAACAGGTGATTTAAAAGAGCTTGACAAAAATTTAGTTAGTAAAAATAACACTTTACAGGGTATGATATTAAATCCTGAAGCTGTACTTAAATCTATACCTGCACCTCAGCATCATCAACAAGCACCTTTACCGCAACCAGCTATAACATTTCAGACAGCTGAGCAGCAGCACACTAACGTAGTAACGTCTCCACACATCATACATAATGTACCGGTAAATCAACAGCCTCAAGTTGATCGAAATCAATTAGAATTTAATTTTGAAACAAGTCCATTATCAGCGCGTATATTTGATACTCTTGAGCGTATAGAGAAAAAACTTATATCTCTTGAAAATAGATTAATTGAGATTGAAGGTATTAAAAAAAAGGATTAATATATCGCTTGTTTAATCAAGTAAAGATATTATTATATTAATATGATGTTAACAATACCTGATAGAGAGGATTTTCTTAATAACTTTTTAACGCCTCTTAGTCGTGTAGCGGATAGTGCTGTCTTGAAACTATCAACAGATAATATACACGCGATTATTGCAATGAGCGATAATACACTCGTTGTACATGCAGGATATAAAAATATTTTATCTGGAACTGAAAAGAATCTCAATATACCTGACTTAAAAAAGTTTTGTAGGGTTCTTTCATGTATTGATGAAAAAGGTTGTGTATTAGATATTTCTGCCAATTATATTGGGTTTGAATCATCTACGGTACGATTTAAATATTTTCTTTTTGAGGACAATATTATTAAGACACCTAAACAGATTAACCTTGAAAAATTAAAAGAATTGCCATTTGATGGTACATTTACAATTCCTTTTAGTTCTGTTATATCGCTTATTAAGGGGAGTTCTATTGCTACGGAAACAAATAAGATTTACCTTACGTTTAAAGATAACAGTGTATTTGGCGAGTTAACCGATAAGACAAGAGCTAATACAGATTCGTATGGTATTAAGATATCAGAAGATTATAACGGTACTGATATTGATGTGCATATACCGTTGAATTTTGAATTATTTAGAATAATTTCTTGTAT